ACAAACAGTAGCTTCGGCGAAGCGAAGTACAAAGCCTGGTCGCAAAACTGTGAGACTCACCCCTTCTCAAGTTGCTATCGCCAAAAAATTAGGAGTGCCATTGGAAGAATATGCGAAACAATTAAATATCACGAAGGAGGTATAGGCATATGACAAAAGAAAACATTAAGACCCCACGTGCGAGCCAAACTAGGACTGCTGAAAAGAGACCTACAACTTGGACTCCACCATCATCTTTAGATGCACCGCCAGCGCCAGCAGGCTTTAGACATCGTTGGATAAGAACTGAAGTTTTAGGGTTTGACGACACTAAAAACATGTCAGGAAAAATGAGATCAGGATGGGAGTTAGTGAGAGCTGACGAATATCCAGAATCACAATATCCAATTGTTAAAGACGGCAAATACGCAGGTGTGATCGGAGTTGGTGGCCTTGTGTTGGCAAGGATACCGGAAGAGATCGCAAAATCTCGTGAAGCTTACTTTAGGAAACAAATAGAAGCTCGTGAGGAAGCAATTGAAAACGATCTTTATAAGGATCAACACAAAAGTATGCCAATCAATAGTGAGAGGCAGACTCGTGTAACTTTCGGTGGTACAAACAAAAAGTAATTTTTTGGTAATACCAACGAGTTAAAAATAAACTTAAACAAGGAAAAAACTATGGCTAATAGAAGCTCAGTAGGCTTCGGTCTTAGACCGATTGGCAAAGTTGGTCAAAATAGAGACGCCCAAGGTTTAACTGAATACCTAGTAAGTGATAGTCCAACTATCATTTATTTTAACGATGCTGTAAAAGCTACAAACGAAGGAACAATCGCTGTAGCTGGTGGAACAGATAAGTTATTAGGATCACTAAACGGTGCGTTCTATACTGACCCAACAACTCAAAAACCGACATGGAGGAATTATGTACCTTCGGTTGCAGCGACAGATATCGTTGCATTCGTAAGTGACGATCCTTATGAAAGATTTGAGATTAGATCAAATAACACAAGCGCTTCAGCTACATCTGATATCTTCAATAATGCAGATATCACTTATTTAGCTGGAGATTCAGCAAACTACGTATCAAGAAGCAGATTGAATGACAGTACTTTAAGTACAAATTCAGCTCAACTTCAGATACTTGGTTCAACAAAAGATACTGGTGACAATAATATCACTCAATCACACGTTGTGTGGGTTGTGAGAATTAATGAACATCAGTTAACATCTACATCAGGAGTATAAGAATATGGCTATATCAAGAGGACAGCTAGTTAAAGAACTAGAACCAGGATTGAATGCTTTATTCGGCCTGGAGTACAAACGTTATGAAAATCAACATCTAGAAATCTTTGATGTAGAAACTTCAGACAGAGCTTTTGAAGAAGAAGTTATGTTATCAGGTTTCGCAAATGCTCAAATTAAACCAGAAGGTTCTGGCGTTACATTTGACAATGCTCAAGAAACATTCACAGCTAGATACACTCATAACACTATAGCACTTGCTTTCTCAATCACTGAAGAAGCGATTGAAGACAACTTGTATGACAGACTTGCATCTCGTTATACAAAAGCATTAGCAAGATCTATGGCAAACACTAAGCAGGTAACGGCTGCTAACGTATTAAACAATGCGTTTTCAAGTTCGTTCCCAGGTGGAGACGGTCAACCTTTATTAGACCAATCTCACCCTACTATTGCTGGTTCATTTAGAAATGAATTAGCTACTGCTGCTGACTTAAACGAAACTTCATTAGAACAGTCATTGATTGATATCAATGCGTTTACTGATGAACGTGGTTTAAAGATTGCTGCAAGAGGTGTTAAATTAATTATCCCAAGTGAATTACAATTCACAGCGGAGAGATTAATGGCGTCTCAAGGTAGAACTGCTACAGCTGATAACGATATCAATGCAATCAAATCTATGGGAATGATTCCACAAGGTTATGTGGTTAACAACTTCCTAACAGACTCTGATGCATTCTTTATCAAAACTGACGTTCCAAACGGTATGAAGATGTTCGTAAGAGCAGCTATCAAAACGTCTATGGAAGGTGATTTTGATACTGGTAACGTTAGATACAAAGCTAGAGAAAGATACAGCTTCGGCTGGTCTGACCCTAGAGGTATCTTCGGATCACAAGGATCTGCTTAATATTTAAGCATTTT